TGCGGATGACCTGGGCATAAGCGTTGCCCCACAGGAGCAGATGGGTCATGAGTGTCTCACGGAACACGAAAGAACTCATTTCCGGGTTTGGCTCATCGTGAAGCAAACGGTACAGAGGATGGTCGAGTGCCTTTTCCTTGCCACCGTCATCGTTGTATTTGTAGAGATGCAGCGGAAGCCCCGCCACAGCCTCTGCCAGGATACGGACACAGGAATACACTGCAGTCATCTGCATGGCAGACCGCTCGGTTACATTTTTGCCGGAGGATGTTCCACCCATATAAAAGGCATAGGAACTTCCGGCTGTACGGTTCTGAGGCTTATCTCTGGATTTGAACAGCCCAGAAAAGATACCCATATCACATCACTCCCTTCAGATAAATAAAATGCCTCGGTCATCGTAGACCGAAGCAGAAGTATCGTTACCACAGCGGATCGCACGGTCGAGCGCCATAATGGTAGCAACAGCACCGTCAATCTTCTCCGTGGATTTTTCCTTATCCGGCTTGATGTTGCCAGCCGGATCGGTGCGAATGAAGATGTTATCCATCATCCAACGGAGAACGGGATGCCCGCCGTGGGCGATGCGTTCCTCAAGCACCAATTTCATCAGTTCCTTTGTCGGAGGGGACATATCTTTGAAGCCCTGTCCGAAAGGAACGACCGTGAAGCCCATACCCTCAAGGTTCTGCACCATCTGCACAGCACCCCAACGGTCAAAGGCAATTTCACGGATGTTATATTTCTCACCGAGCCGTTCTATGAACTGCTCAATGTAACCGTAGTGAACCACGTTGCCTTCAGTGGTCTGCAGGAAACCCTGCCGTTCCCATACATCGTATGGCACATGATCTCGCCGGACACGCAGATCCAAGTTATCCTCTGGAATCCAGAAGTACGGAAGAACGACATATTTATCGTCCTCATCGGTGGGCGGGAAAACCAATACCAAAGCCGTGATATCTGTGGTGGACGACAAGTCCAGACCTCCGTAGCAGACACGGCCTTCCAAATCGTCCTCGTTAACGGTGAACTCGCATTTATCCCAAATGTGCATCGGCATCCAACGGATAGCCTGCTTGACCCACTGGTTCAAACGAAGTTGCCGGAAAGCGTTCTCCTCACCGGGGTTTTGCTTTGCCGACTCACAGGCGTCACGCACTTTGTCGATGCCGACCGTGATGCCGAGAGAGGGGTTGGCTTTCTTCCAAGTGGCGGGGTCTGTCCAGTCGTCAGCCTCATCTGCACCGTAGATGACGGGATAAAAGGTATGGTCAATTTTTCTGCCTTCAATGATGTCCTTTGCCTTTTGGTGAATCTCATAGCAGATGGACTTCGTATCATTGCCGGCTGTGGTAATCAGAAAGTATAGGGGTTGCATACGAGCATCGCCGGAACCCTTGGTCATAACATCAAACAACTTTCGGTTCGGCTGGGTATGTAGCTCATCAAAGACAACTCCGTGTGTATTGAAGCCGTGCTTATTGCCGACATCGGCAGACAACACCTGGTAGATACTACCCGTGGGCTGATAGATGATTCGCTTTTGAGAATCCAGGATTTTTACTCGCTTGGAAAGCGCCGGACACATACGAACCATATCCGCAGCCACGTTAAAAACGATGGATGCCTGTTGTCGGTCGGCCGCACAGCCGTAGACCTCGGCACGTTCCTCACCATCACCGCAGGTCAGAAGCAGAGCCACGGCAGCCGCCAACTCGGACTTGCCTTGCTTCTTGGGGATTTCGATGTAGGCGGTATTGAACTGGCGGTAGCCGTTGGCCTTCAGCGTTCCGAATACATCACGGATGATTTGTTCCTGCCAGTCAATCAGTTCAAAAGGCTTTCTTGCCCAGGTGCCTTTGGTGTGGCACAGGCTTTCAATAAAGGCGACCGCATAGTCAGCGGAGGCTTTATCGTAATAAGACCCTTCATTCATGAAACGGGTCGGTTTGTACTTTTTCAGTTTTCTGATATGCGTCACCTCCTCAAAAAGGGCGTAAAAAAACAGCCCTATGGCTATAATGTGGTTGCGCTTACATTTTGGTGCGCAACCTCCGTATACGAGGAACAGAGCCTCTCGGCTCTATCCCAGGGCTATTGGGTTTTAGTAGTTATTACCGTGAAGCAGAATCTCCAATGCAAGCTGGGTGTCTGGGTCGGCGGGTTCGATGTCCCAACCTCTGTCATAGTTGCATACGATTTTGCCATCTCGCTTGAGCATCAGCTTGCTGACCTTGCCACCCTCGATGCCGAACCTGGAAGGCTCGTCGAAAACCTTCATCCAGTAATGGAAGATGCTATTGTAAACCTTGAGGCTACCTTCTTTCCACATCGCTGCGCCCCTCCTTAAATGCTCTTCATGCGAATGGCAGGAATCCGAGCGCGTTCGCCGGTCTGCCAATCGGTGTAGCTTGCGTTGACCTCGGTAAGCCCTGCCATCTGGAAGCCGTGCTTCTCGAAGGCTGCCAGGGTGGGAATGAGGCTTGAGAAGGTGCTGCTGATGGTGAATTCGGTGATTCCGGCTTCTTTGAAGGTGTCCGCAATGGACTCGATGTCGGTGTCCCAAATGACCTCGGAGAAGTCAACCAGGTCGTTGCCTGCGCCAATGCTCTTGCGGTATGCCCAAAAGGCGGTGCTGTTGATGCCGTAGTCCTTAAGGCTTGTTGCCTGCTCGGTGATGGCTCTTTCAAAAAGGTCGATTTTCTTCATGGTGGTGTACCTCCGTTTGTTTTGTTGTGAGTGTATATTACCGTCATAGTCGGAATATATCCAGACATTTCGGAGATATAAACTACACAATCTTTCGGGGTAAAAAGTGTGTGTATTACACCTTTTTACACTCGTCCTCGACCTTCCTACAGGAGTCCTCGCCATAGGCAACACCCAAGCCGGAACCGCAGTCCCAATCCACGTGGATGGTGCCGACGCTGTCCACCGCACGAACTGTCCCACGGCAACCGGGGTGTAATTTCGTGTTGTATGGGTCGCTCATGTGGACAAGTTCCACACGGCATCCAACGGGGTAAGCCTGGCGGATGCGATCCACCGTTTCTTTACTCGGAAATCTCATTCTTCGCACCTCCTTTGAAAGCGGAACTGCCCGTCAGATTGCGGAGCAGGATTTTGCGTTCGGATTTGTATTCCTCACCGATGAAGCCCAGGCGCAGGAGGAAGCAGCGGAATGCGTACTTGTCATTGTCCGTTGCCTTTTCCTTTGCCACCACACGCTTCTGATTCCGTGCCATCTCACACAGCTTGCAGATGAAGGTGTCGTAGGCTTTCATCTCGTCCGGGGTGGGAATGCCGGGAAACCAAGGGAAGGAAACCTTCGTGTCGGTGATTTCCAGGGGAAGGTTGTCCGTACCCAGGGCTTTTTTGATAAGGTTGCCCTTGGCTGCGATGATGCCCTTGAGGTTTTCCAAGTTGGCATCGGTGAAAAGGCTGCGGGGCATGGAAATGCAGATGCCCTGGAAATCGTCGGGAAGTTCCTCTTCCTCGGTGTGACTCTGATTAATGTCAAAGCCCTCATCGTAGATGTGCTGAAGCAAGCGTTCAATGACCTCGCTGTCGGCACTGTCATCAAAGGTGAGGCTGCCATTCTTCTCGATGGTGAAGCAATCCACCTGGTAGGCACAGGAAGGAACTCCGAGGTATTTGGCTTCGCAACCCGTCCACTGCGCGATGGTCTGAACCAGGCGCTTGCGTTCTGCGCCCGTTGCGTTGATTGTGATTGTCATGGTAGTGACCTCCTTTATTTTTGGTAGTCACATATTACCGTCAGTGTGCAGATATAGCCAGTTATATCTGCACACACGGGCGTAGATTATGTGGAGAGATTTTCGACTTCGTTTTGTGTACACCAGACAATGCCGGAAAGCACAAAAACCACGCAGGGCAAAGCCACTCCGTTACCCCACATCTTATATTCGGCTGCATCCGAATGAGGGTCACGCAGCCATTTGGCAATCTGCTTCAGCGTCTTGGGCTTGGTGGACGAGCCGACAATCTTCCGATGGGTTTCAAACACATCGTACCAATAGCGAAGGTCATCCGTGGTAGGCTCAATGCCCAGGTCATCGCACCACCAATCCGGGAAACCCTGCAAGCGGGCGCACTCGGTAGGTGTCAGTCTGCGGACGGTATAGCCATTCTGCACGGCGCCGGGACCTTTGGCAACGAGGGTCGGCTGTAACTCCGGCTCAAAGGTCGGAGAGAACTTTGCGTTCTTGCCTTGGTTGAAAGTGTCCCTGCCGATGCCGTAGCAAACGGCCGTAGGGTCTTTGTAATCCCTGGCAAGGACGGTGGGTGCTTTGTCCTCGGCAACCTGGGCGAAGCTGCCCGTGGTCATTGCATAGACAGCGTGGCGGTCGACCGTGTTGAGGGTATACATCACATCGGACTCTTTGTAGCCGTCCCCCTGGTGGGAAGGGCGGGTGCCGTTGCCCTCGATCACAATGATACCACCCTGGTTGCATCCGGGGTTTCCGCCATTGCCGTCAAGGGTACGAGAAGTATCCGCTTCGTAAATACCGCTGTGGGGATTGGCAGATTTCATAGCGTTGCTGTCGTGGGAACTGATGCCGTATGCCTGCAGAACACAGTTGAAATGGTTCTTGTCCGGCATTCGCTGATTGCCACCTGCATTGTGAGCGGTAAGCGTGGAAGCGGTCTGTTCACCGTCCCAATTGCAAGGCTCGAACAAGGTTTGGTCGTTGTTGCAGGACAGAGTGGCGGATTTGTTCTCCTGGATGAGCGGACCCTTGCCACCGCCTTCACAGCCGGAGCGGATTTTCATCACAAGAGGAACATTGCCACCGCCAGTTCCCATACGAGAAGTAA